CTCCTTGTTGCGATATGTGTATTATAGCAAAACGGTGATTTCTGGTCAACCGTTTTGCTTCACGCGAACATCTGTGTTCAGTGCAGGTGCATACTGAGCAATCAGTTCGCGTTCCAACCGATGTGCAGAATCTTTGCCACGCACAATGTCAACTATGGTTGACACCATGTTGTCAGCACCTGCACGGCGGATTGCCACATACAGACGCCACGACTTGTCTTCTGTGCGCGAGCGATAGATATGCTTGTTCACACGGCTACGCAGGCTCATGAGCACGGTGCGCTGAGTCTTGGCAGTGATACCGATGTAGGTCTCAAAACCTATATGCAGAGCATACACGATGTGAGTGCGATCTACTCGCTTTTTACGGGTGACTTTTGTTGCTTCCATACATGTATTATAACCGATTTTGGAATTCTGGTCTACCGTTTTTGCCAACTTTTGTTGTTATTTTTCGCCAACTCCAGTTAGGTTTTTGCCACAAAAAATCGCAACTTTTATTGTAGAATTCGGTTGACTGCTATTGGCCCTAATGCTATAATATGGGCATAAACAGTAAAAGGCTCACACCATGAAAGCAAAAATCCTGATTACCTCTATAGACAACATGAAGTTGTTCCAGGGTCGACTGCCCACACGGCGCTGGGGCTTTTGCGAGATTGTGCGCGAGGTCACCATTGAGCCTTGCCCGCATGGCGTCTATGAAGATGGCAACTATGGCTATGTCAAGATTGACGGCAAAAAAGTCCGTGTGATCAACGGTCGTGGTGGTGAAACATCATTTGAAATCAGTCGATAAAACGGTTGACCAGAATCAACCAAAATGCTATAATATGGGCATGTTCAGTAAACAGGAGTCACAAATGGAAGAGTTCAAAACCTGGGAAGAGATGAGCGATCTGGAGCAAGCCCAATGCCAATATTGGGACATGTATAAGGACGCATATGGCGTTCGCCCCCGCGGTATTGATACCTCCACTTGGACCCTGGCGGACTTTGAAATGGAGTTTGCCAGCCTGGGTGCAGTGATCAATCGTGAAGAAGCCAATCGCAAGGAGTCTGAACAAACCGCAGCCCACGAGTTCGAGATGCGGATCCAAAGCATCCTGGCCTGCGGTGCCAAAGACCGTGAGATGGCCCTGCGTTGGATCCACGAAGCAGAAGGTTCGAATGGGGACGACGAGTTCCTGTGCTACCTGGTTGGCTTGCCCTATCAATATTTTCGCAAGGTGGCATGATGACTGACCAGACGCTTAGAGTCATCCCCGGCGTGGGCGAAGCAGGTTTGGACACAGAAGCCAGCCCGGGCAACGGGCAGTTCTATGTTAAACTCTACAATGCATCCTTTGACATGTGTGGCTACGACACCATCGAAGAAGCCTGGGAAGAACTGGTTGACATCGCCGGCAGTTGATCGTTTAATATATACCTACACTAGGAGAACATCGTGGGCTACAAGGTAATCGCAGACAAGACACAAACAGATCTCATGCGGACCCAGTATGGTCCCCGGGCTGGATTAGAAGGCCCGTTTCTGTTCGCCAACGGTCAGGTATTATACTATGACCCTAAACAAGGACAATACTATGATCCTCGCAGCGACTTCTATATGAGCAACGAGGACATGGAAGCAGTCCACCAACACATGGTTGATTTACTAAAGGCTTGACCTAATCAGTGTAGTTCTCTAAAAACTTCTCGAGATCCCCGTAGAGATTTGCCATGAAGGCTTCCTTGCTACCATAAAACTTCACGCAGGGTTCTCGCTTGTCCACTTGCAGGTAGTAGGGATCCTGCAATCTCTGATCTAGCATGACCAACAGCTTGGGACGCACTTGGTCCAGATCTATGTTGAAGTTATAGTGCTCTACCTGCATCTTTTGCATGGCCATGAAGCCATGCACACTCAGTCGCATGCCACCTTGCGGCTTCATGTTCCGCCACCAGGTCTTCATGGCCCACTCCAACCCCGGACGCTGAGATTCAGGATACTGCCTGATCAGTGCTTGAGTGATGGCTTGCTTATCGCGCATTGGGGTAGATCTTCTCCCCTTGCTTGAGCAATACAACAGAGAACTTGTCTGTTCTGAATTGTATGTTTAGTTTTCTGGCTAGATTGATCGCATGTCCCGGATTACTAAACGAAACCTTCTTGTATTTGGGACCGGGGTATTGTGTGAGCAAATTGGAGGTCTTGAGATTGATAGGTAGGCTGTCAAAGAACACAGCCCAGATTCCATCACTGGCCAACACCTGCTCACTTTTATAGGTTTGCTTGTTGGTGTTCTCTATCAACACCGATGGTTTTGGTCTGCTCATCCATTATACTCCTACATTTATTTATCCCAAATGTAGGTAGTTTTAGAAGTCTTTACCGCCCAGTTCCACTGTTATGGTTTGTTCTTGCAATGCCGTTAGCAGGCGGTTTTGTAGTTCTGTCACGGCCAACAACATCTTGGTTATGTCAGCATGCAGATCTTTGGCATCCTTCATTGGCATCATGAAGTCGCGTTGACCACGGGACTCGTGTGCCTTTACCGAATCAATGAATCGGTTGATATGTATGCTCACACAAACACCTCTTCATCCAGATAACGCCGCAGTTCCTTGTCAGTGGGATCCACAGTGTAGTTGTGCTTGAAGAAGATCTCATATGAGTCCGATCCATACTTGCCAATACCATACAACTTGGTGGCATCTTCGCCATCCCAATTGATATAGTCCGAAGTCATTCTGCGTATGCGATTCTCTTTTACTGTGCTCATGCCCAGGCTCCAGATGATATCCTTGACCTCTTCGGGTGTGCTGAACAATAGAGTACCGGGCGTGGGCCAGTGATGCATGAACAAGGGATACACAGTCTTAACTGGTTTGCGGCCAGTCTGGTTCAGCATGATCACTGCTACCATGTGTCTCCACTTTTCTATATAAGGAATATCTTCCGAGCCCAGTTGTTGCTGGACCATAAGATCATCGCGCAGGGGTTCAATCATCGTGTTTGTATAAATTGGTCGAGTTCAGGAGCAGTCCATCCTTCGGGTTTAAGAACTTTGCCATCTTCGCGTTTGTTCACGCGACCAGTAGCAGGATCGATCTTGGCAAAGTTGGTTCGCATGACTTCGTTCCATGCACCTTCGCCATCTGCACCAAGACTGTGGATAGCACCAACAGTGACCACAAGGATGTCGATTAGTGCATCAAGACATTCTTTAGGATCAGCAGCAGCATTGGCTGTCCAGAGTTCATCCACTTCTTCTTGGATGAGACTGGTGTAAAGATTGAACTGAGTTTCGTTCCATGCACCCACGGTCTGGTTGCATGCTCGCATAAATCGAGATTGATCAAGGAAGGGGTTTGACATTGGCTTCTTCTTTAGTGTAAAATGGACCTTGGTATGGATATCGTTCCAAGGTAATTAACTTGGGGCTCTGCACTATGCTCCAAGTGCGGCGTTGTTTGACCTGATACCAACCAGCAGCATACCACGAGCGTGATTTGTTGTTTTTGGTAAACAAGGGCAATTTGTGTTGAACATTCCAGATAGGGTTATAAACTCGAGAACCACTAGGATAACCTTGCACTTGATAACTAGCAGGCTCCCGGCTGGTCTTGTTTCCCACTGCTGGAAATTCAATGTCAACTTGTTTGCGGATCATGGCCATGGTCTTGAATGGCATGACCTTGTTGTTGATCCGCACTGCGAAACCATCTCCTGTGGCTTCGATGTTGCCGACCTTCCGATCATCCTGCGTGAGGATGTAGAACTGGTCTTTAACTATTGGCTTGGCTATTATGCTCATCTAAAGTTCCTTTGTATGTGTTGTTGAGCCAGGCAGCATATTGCTCCGGCGATTCAGATATCTTTGTGAGTTCGTATTTGCCGCAGAACTTCATGAACCGCACACCCACTTGACCGATGTCTTTGTGGCTGATCTGTTCACGGATAGCACCATCTACTTTGGCTTTGATCTCTTCGGGTTGTGCTGTGAGATCCACCAGCACACGATTGCGTTCGTAGTCGTCTTTCACACGATGTTCCACGCCATTGTGGTCTGACCAGCGTTGCAGCATGAGATTGTTCCAATTGAAGCCGCGGTTCATGCGATCTTCAAATGCTTCGCGCAGACCCACTTTGTTTTTTGTGCCTTTTTCGCGCACACCCGGGTAAGCTGAAAACACATTGTCTGATGTATCGCCGCGCATGCACTTCTCAAACAACAGCCATTCTGGATCCGGAACTACTTTGTCTGTCTTGGTCTTTTTGTCCTGCACACGCCGACCCTTGGCATCAAAAATGCCAGAAACCGTATGTAGTTCATCGGTTATGCCATTGTATTGGCTAACATTGGGTGCCAGTAATTGCACAAAATCTGTATCTGATGAAATTATGTAATGCTCGTCCTGTGGATGCAATGCGATCCAACGAGCAATGATATCGTCTGCTTCGGCTTCTGGGTGTCGAATGACACTACAGTTGGTGCTTTCAGCCAAGTATTTAGTGAAACTATCGTAGGTCTCCCAGAACAGTTTGTCCTCTTCTTGTTCTGTTGCGCTGAGTGCAGCACGGGCCACAGCACGGTTTTTCTTGTAGGGTTCGTAGAAGTCCTTGCGCCATGAACGACCTTCTAGTGCAAAAACCACATGGTCCGCAGCAAACTTCTTATTGACCTTGTTCACAGAACTCATTACAATGTGCAGGGCATAGCCCAGTTTTTCCCACGCATCTGCTGCACGGAAAACCGAATGTCGGGCACGGAAAAAAGTATTTGCTGTGTCAATCAACAGGTAGCGCATCGGGTTTCCATATGTTGTTTTCTATACAGTATTGTAACACAAAGTCAGCCCAAAAGCAATGGGCATCTTTGCCGAAATGCCAAGAATCAGGTCTTACCGTATCGAATCCGGCTTCACGCAAGATCTGATCGTATGTGTAGTTGGAATAAGGTGCGATGTATGCGTTGTTCCAATCAACCTGGTGCCAAACACCATTACGGATTCGATCAAACGAATTGTTGCCGTTGAAGAACACATGCGGGATCTTTGCTGCATCCATATCCAAGTGCAGTTGCCATATTTCATCGTGCCAGTATTGCTGGCAATGAGTCCAATCTACACCGACTACAAATCGCTTGTATTGATCTTCTAGTTCTTTAGGAACCCAGTCTGTGCCCGAACTGCCAACCTGCAGGTATTGATCGTTATACCACCATTCTTCTCGCTCCCAGGTGCTCCATTGGATTACTGCCAGTGCAGATTCCCAAGGCACCAAGTTCTTCATCCATTCGCGTGTGGTTCTCAAGATGCGAGCATTAGATGCAGCGGATTCAGCATCGCATAATGAGGTGGCGTTGAGTCTGTTGGCCAGTTGTTGTCCCCAACTTGCCTGTAGATTTGCAGGGTGTGGTCGTCGACCCAGTTCAGGATAGCCATCGTCTTCGGCAAAGGCTGCCGGACTTACTGCTTCGGCAGCAGCAGTATGGCTATCGCCATTCGTATAAAGAATCACGATACTTCACTACGACCGTTTCCAACATCGGTGCTACGAACCCACATGCCACTCTTAGCGATGGCTTCTTCTTGTTCCCAGGTCTCCATGACCACATGTCGGCATACATTTTGGAACCAACGGTCCACGATCTCTGCGTCAGTGTCGTCCTTCTTGATCATATAGCCTGCCTTGACCAAGCGGGCTACAAAGATCTCATTCCAATCCAATTCAAATGCACCTTGATGCAAGTTATCCAGATCCACATCTAGACTTACGATGTTCACATAAGGTTCTTTTTTGTCAGTGGCCAGTTGCTTGGCAGTCTTGGGTTCTTCCTTGACTTTCTTTTCTCGAGGTGCAGGAGGCTCCGCAGGCATTGGTGCAGCAGCCAATGCTGCCACGGCTTTTTCTTTTCCGCCAAATAATCTATCAAACAGTCCCATTATGTGCCCCATTCGTTCTTGAATAGTGGCACTTGTAGTCGATCACTGTACCGCCATCCTTTTCGCATCGCCATTTCTGCCACTGCCCTATTATTAAGAGTGTACACCCGTTCAACACCACCAACAGGCATAATATACACAGGCCCCGTAAACCCCCCAGCACGAAACTCTTCCACGGCTCTTTCAGCATCAATCAAATCCTCTTCTGTTGAGATCACAAACTTCAAATACGCTGTGCCCACATTGATATAATCGGACACCGTCTTGGGTTTGATCGCATCTTTCCACTTCTCTCCTGAACATGGCAGTTTAGCACTCACACTGAATGTGATTTCTCTCCCCCAAGACTCAGCAAGCCACTCGCCGAGATAGTGTTTGAACGATTCACTCAACTTCTGGGTGCCATTGGTCTCGAATGTAATCTCTTTCAATCCTGCCATCTTGGGATGACTCAGCAAGTCTGGATATTGTTTTTGCCAACCCAGCAATGGTTCACCGCCAGTGATCACGAGATGTTCGTCGCGCCATTCCTTGTGCGGTAGCGAATCCACAATAGCGTGGGCAATCGCATCAGTATCAAGCACAGGAGACAGATGCCGAAACCTAGGATCCCAACTAGCATAACTGTCACAGCCTGTAGATACCAAAGGCAGCGCATTATAATCCTTGTAAAGATCAGGGTTGATGGTGTTTGCTTCATTGCTGAGTTCTCCTCGCGCCATGCCAAAGCCTGCACATTTAAAGTTACATCCGAATGTGCGTAAGAACACTGACGGCACCCCCATGTATCTACCCTCGCCTTGGATGCTGTAGAACAGTTCTGCTATTTTAATTTTGCTCATATTTTTCGTGCTTTGACCAACAAATGCCAACCCAGATATTCTTTCACTGCTGCCTTCATATCTTCGGGCATCACAGAAAACCAAGGCTCTAGTTCGTACTCGCCTGCGCGGTACTTAGGTACATTATACATGAAATTATGATCTTGTCTAATCCTTAGGACTTCAAATTTGCCATTTAGCAAATCATAGATCTCTTCCTTGCTGTATGCCGTGGCATATGGACAACCGGCTTGAGCTTCAAACTGGTCCAGTCCTTTCTGGATCATAGCATACTTCCACGAGTTCTTGGCGTATACCAACATACGAAACTCACCATTGGGCAGCAATGCCGCATGGATGTTATCTAGACATGCAGTCATGTCCGGATAGTGATGCAGCACACCGCAACTATACACTAGATCAAAATGACCTAGTTTGGACACCATCACTTGATCTGCGGCATCCATCACATGGAATTCACCAGTGAGACCAAATAGTTCAAATCGTTGCTGGCTCATGGCTACAGATTCTGCTGAGAGATCAATTCCCACATATTCGGCACCATGGCGAGCAAACTCCACAGCATCTGATCCAATACCGGATCCAATCTCTAACACACGTTTGCCGCGCCACTGATGGAAACTGGCAAAGTCCCGCAGATGTGGTTCTACAAAAAACCTTCGTTCTGTGACTTCATTCCAGTATTGTTCGGTTCCTGGTTCACTGAGACTATGCTTGACATTGCAAGGTTGTGTGTTCCAGTATTGTTTGATTTTGTCTACAAGTTCATTAGCCAAGTTCTGTGATGCTCCACTGTTTCATTAGACCTTTTTTGTCTAATTTTATCATCTTGCTCCATATGTCTATTTTGTTTTCTATTCCCTGTCGGAAGTGCGTGAGATCATATCCCAAGGTAGCGATGTAGTTTCCAATCTTCATGGCATCTTGCATACGGATTTTACGCCAAGTGCTGTGATTGAAATCTCTAGGGTGATCGGGATTACCCTCCAACATGGGCCGGTTCTTGTATACATCGTCACCATTTTTGCCTGTGAGATCAAAGCGTTCGTGCTCGATCATAACCGGTATAGTGGTCACAATATCCAGCATCCAGCCAATCTGGCTGGTCCACGCATCGTTGATCTGATGAGGTGATATGTTTCCTGTGATCTCCACCCACTTTCTTGGCAAGATGGGAAAGATAGCATAAGGATGTTCATGATTGGTTTCTGCTCGCAGCAGGGCAAAACGATCATTGTGTTGTCGTATCACATCATCCCATGCTGTGGTAGTCATCACAGCATCATCGTTCCAGAAAAATATCCATCGACCGGTGCTGTGATTGGCAAGTTCGTTGAGATATTCGTTCAGTCGAAGATATCCCAGCCGCTTGAATTGCATGGCACTGTAGGTCACACCTTTGGAGTCAAGATACGGTGCGATCACATCTACAAAATAATCGATGGTATCAGTATCATCGTCATCAAATGCTATCAACACCTCGATGCGGTCGGGTTGTGTGGCTGTATCTATAAGAGTATGTAGGCATTGCTCCATGGGGATGGGGCGAGCTCTTACCGGTAATAGTACACTGATATCTATGTTGGGATTTTGTTCAGGCAAGCTCATGTTGTGTTCGTGTAATTGTGGTTTTTCCAAAGTTACGTTTTCTACCAAAGTACATATTTTCCAAAAAACGATCTTCGCTCATGTCAGGATTTTCTGCGGTATCAAACTGATAAACTGTGGGGTTCTCTAATTTAGTATTGTCCTGTATGTAACCTAAAAAATCGTAATCGCTGGCCATCTTCATGGGATAAGAGTTTAGATCTCTATAGTCAATTACATAGTTTCGTTGGAACTGCAACAGTTGATTCTTTACTGCGGAATCAATATTATAATGTGTATTCAAGAATTTGTCAAGTGAATCAAACACATAGTTGATCATTCGGTCCTTGACCATGTACAGGGTCGTACGATGCATGAGATTCCACCCAAACACTTCAATATTGCCGATACGTGGATGGTCGATGCGGCCTTTGGTCATCCAGTTCTCAAAGTAACTGCGCGTCTCGGCAAATTGACGTTGGAACCAGAGATCCTGCTCCACCCATGCATATAGGTCTTCGTAAAACTTGGAATAATCAATGTTCTGATTCTTGGCCAGATATCTGGCGATATATGTTGACAGACCATTGATATGAAATGTTTGGATAAAACTACTCCACACCAGGGTATCTAGCATGGTCTCTCTTGGTATGGTCTTTGTGCTTACTACCACATCAATGCTTTCGTTAAGATCCACATCGCCATAGCTGCCACTCATGTAATCGTATACAGGTACCGATTCTAACTTGTACAGTTTCTTCTGTAGCAGATTCATCTCTGCATTTTCCAACAGTTGACATTGTAGGATGTTGATACCACCGTGATTGCCTGCACGGAAGATCTTCCAAAAGGCTTCTTTCCAAGACTCCACAGTTTCGCCGGGCAGGCCCAAGATCAATTCTGTGTACACAGGTATATTGTTCCGATCGCACAATGCAAAGATTTCGTCAATCTTGTGTTGATCGAGATTTCTGCGTTTGATGTTTTCCAACACATCGTTATCCATTGATTGCACACTCACAGTGAGTCCTTGACCAAAGTTAGGCGATTCTGTGATCAGTTTCTTAACTATGTCCACAACTTCGTTTTTTTGATTCTTGGCCCAGGTCATGGAGAAACTTTCCAGTTTGCCCCAACGCTTCTGTACCTCAATCAGCTTGTCCACGATCATGTTATCGCGTTCCACAAACATACCGAAGTTAGCATCAGTGATTGTGACAAATCCACAATGTTCGCCGATCCAGTCCAGTTCGTCGTACACTCGTTCGAGTTCAAACTTCTTGACCTTGTTGTATGTGAGACTGCCCCAGTCACAGAATGTGCATTGATACGGGCAACCACGATTGGTCTCCAGTGTGGCATTCCAGATCACTCCAGGATTCTCAGCCATCACACGGTCAAAGATACCTGTGAGATATGGGCTAGGGACTTCATCTAGATCATTGATACGCTTGGGGTCACCAGTGTTGATTAGGCCCGTGGGGCTGTTGATCAGCAGGCCTTCGATGTGAGTGTAGTCTGAACCGTGATCTTCTAGGATCCTGCGGAAAGTAATCTCACCTTCCATCTTGATCACTAGATCCATGAAAGGCTCTTTTGTAAACAGTTCTGGATCTTCTATGGCAGGCTCGGGACCACCAAACACAATAGTGCATTCGGGGTTGAAGGTCTTGACCAGTCGAGCCAGCTTGTAGTTGTAGCGATGATTCCATACATAGGTGGAGAATGCTACCACATGGCTAGTGCTGAGTTTTAACGCCAGTTCTTCGATGGGTTCTCTGCGCCATACTAGATGGTCCAGTTCCCATGATTCCTGAACCTTTTCACTAGCTAATGCATAGCTCAAGATCACACCAGCGGAATACGGCAAATAGTAGGCATTGAACTCCTTGGGCCCTTGCTGGAAGTTGGGCTGCACGAAGCTGATTCTTTTTTTGGTCATCCAGTATTTACTCTGGTTAACCTATTAGTCCTGGAATTCGTTGTCTTCTCTACGACCTTGACGGCCGGCCATGTTAGAGTCGGTTTCACGCACTTCTACTCTGGTGCACCAAACACGCTTGGCTTCTTCTGCGCCGCAGTTGGGCAAGAAGATTGTGTTCACATATTCATACAAGAAGTCACTGATGCCTTCGCAACCGGTCTTTTCCACTTCTGTGATCTTGGCCAGTTTCAAGCGACCTAGTTCCAGCAAGTGTTCACGCATGGGGTCATCCTGTGCTACTAGTAAAGTGTGATCGAACCATTCTTCTAGTTTTTCTTTGAGTGGTTTCAACCCACCAAAGTCAGTTACCCAGTTGCGAGCATCTAGCGTGTCTGCTTCGAATTCGAAATGAAAGCTCATTGCGTAACCGTGAATGAGATTGCAGTGACTTTGAGCACGCCATTGACGATATGCCACAGGGCCGATTTGTCTGTAAGTCTTTGTTGAAAAGTATTTTTGTGCCATGATTTTCTCCTATGTTAGATTATAGCATAGGCGGCAGAATTTATCAATCGGGATGACGCCTTAAAGACCGATTCTGGAAAACTACTCGTAGCTAAATCCAGAGATGTTATTTTTGATTCGCATTCGTAATGTTTCACGGCATATATTTAATGCTTTAGCCGCATCTTTTTGACAAGCAAATTGACCAACTGGTGTATTTACTTTTTTTGCCTTATGATTATTACCACCTAATCTTTTGGGCATGTTTTTAAAAAATAGTATGTTTTCTGGTGTGTGCTTTTTTCCATAGAATGAAGTTTGTTCTTTTGATTTTCCCCAGTTTGGATTTTTTTCCTTCTTCAGACCTGGACTGCCGGGTGCCCGTCCATCTCTACCATTCTCAGGACGCAGATTAGCCCACTCTACTGATTCTACGATATTGTGACTGATTGAAAATTCTACCGCAAACTTTTCACAAGATTCGATGGAATCAAACTCCCATACATTTGTTGTATCTATATCTTTACCGTGTGCGGCCAAATGGCGTCTCCAATATTTTCCCGAGCCCAAATAAACATATGGATCTTTTGTTGCCGTCATCCCAAAATATTTTAATCCGGTGATTTTGTGTTGCTTAATATATAGATAAAATTTATTATTCATATGTTTATTTATCTTTAGATAGCGGGAATGACGCCGAAGATCGCTGTATGAGTATTTATGCTGGCTGACGATAGCCAGACACTTTGTAGTTGGCCTGCCCGGGTATGACCCCGCGCACACCTCCAACAGGATCGGCACAATCACCTGCACGCCTAGGGATGAGATGCACATGTGGATACATCACGGTCTGGCCTGCTACCGACCCGGAGTTGAATCCGATGTTGTATCCCAAACATTCACCGCGCTTGACCATGGCCTCTCCATGTCTCAATGCACTTTCAAATGCATCATTGATCACTGTCAGGGTATTGTAAGTAGGCACAAACAACAGGTGGCCTGCTGTGACCGGATAACGATCTCGAAACACAGCAACATGAAAGTCACTGAGTTCTTCTACCAGTTGATCCCAAGGTGCCACACCTGCGGCACGGGCATCGTCGAGTGTTTCGTGATGTTTCATCGCGGTGCAAATTCCTGTTGCAGTTTGATATTGTCAAAGAACTCTTTCTTTGTGCTTTGGTCGGTTTGGAATGCACCTTTGAGCACAGTGGTCTGAGTGAGACTGCTATGTGCCATGATACCGCGATTCTCACAGCAACCATGAATGGCTTGTATGTAAACTGCCACATCCGCAGCATCAGTGGCTTTCATTATTTCTCTTGCGATGTCGTTGCAGAGTTCTTCCTGAAGAGTGCCGCGACGGGCACACCACTGAGCAATGCGAGTGTACTTAGATAAGCCAATAAGTTTGTTGGCGGCGATAATCCCAATATAAGCGACCCCAGATACAGGCTGATGATGGTGACTACACATACTACGAAGCTCACTTCTAACCACCAACATACCTTCGTAGCGTTCTGCCGAGTCATTGGGAAAAGCGGTGGCGTCTGGTGCTG